CAATATCTTCCTGCTGGCTCTTGTAGTCGTTGCGCTTGTCCTTTGCAGCCTGCGTCTCCGCCGCGCCGGGGGCACTTCCTGCGGCGGCGTAACTGCTGCCGATAACTTTCCCGCCCCGCGTCACGGCTCGGCTCTGGGCGGGCTGTGCGGCGCTCTGGCGCTCTGCGTAGCTGTTACCGCTGGGCTTGCCTTTATTGGCTCCGGCATTTGCGGCAGCTTGCTTGTCTTTAAGCAGCTGCGCAATTCGCTCTGCTTTCTGCTGGGTGCGGTATTTGATGTCGGATTTTTCCTGCTTGCTGTCGTCATACCGGGCGCGGGCGCTGGCGTTGCGCTCTGCATTTGTGCGCTTGGGGTCGTAGTTTCCGCCTTTATTTCTCGCAGTATCAGCACTGCCTGCTGCGTTGCCACCGGTGCTTGCACCGCCGCCGAACAGCGAATCCAGCGATGCCGCACTTTCCGTGTCGCTGCTCGTGCCGGTGGTACTGCCGCCCTTGCCGGAAGATTTCCCTCTGGATTTTGCAGCCTTCGCCGCTTTCTTCGCCGCATACTGCTGCGCCTTTTGCTGCTGCTGGTACAATTCGTTTGCCGCGTCAAACTTTGCCTGCGCCAATTTCATCTGCCGGTTCAAAATATCGTTGTTCAGGCTGTTTTCAAGGCTTGCACCCTGCACAATGTTGTTCAGCGTCTCGGTGTAGCTGTTATGCAGCACAGGCAGCGTCTTGTCAGTGGCGTTCATGATGGCACTGCCCTGCTGCTGTGCTTTCCTCGTTGTGCTGCGGCCAGTGCTAACATTGCTGGCCTGCGCCGTCTGGTATCGGTTCAAATACGCATTCAGCAGCGCATCTTCACGGCCATTCACTTTCGCCATAGCTCAAGTCCTCCAAATCCCCAAGCCTTCCCCCCAAGGGGGGAAGGTGGCCCCGCAGGGCCGGATGAGGGGCGGCTTGCCCTTTACCGCCCCATTCCTTTATTCGTAACTGTACTCCCACTGCCCCGTTGTCGTGTTGAATCTCTGGCGAAGCTGCGGCATGCTGGCTGCCATGTTTGCGTAACCCTGCATCAGGCTGACAAGATTGTTCGTGTTGTTTGCTGTCAGGTTCGCAAGGTTCGTCTGATACTGGCTCAAATCCGCTGCATCGCCGCTGGCACGCTGGTTTTCCAGCTGTGCCATGTTGTTCTGATAGGTGTTCGCAAGGCTTGCCAGCTGGTTTTGCCGCTCTGTTTCCAGCGCGTTGCGGCTGTTGTTGTAGTTGTTCAGCATACCGGCTGTCGTGGTCTCGCTTGCACCGCCGTTCAGGCCCTGCGCACTAAGCTGCTGTGCAAGGTTGCGCTGCTGCAACATGCGGTTAATGTACGCTTGCTGCAGGGCGTTGTCTGTGGCGCGGTTCAACTCGCCCTGCCCGTACTCATAGTTGGTTTTCTGCTGTGCAGCACTGCGCTGGTAGGCTTCCTCACGCGCTCTGCGCTGTGCCTCCTGCGCTGCGCGCATCTGCTCTTCTGCCCTGCTCTGTGCCTCTGCCGCCGCCTGCTGTGCGGCCTGCATCGCACTCTGCATCTGGCTGATATAGCTGTTCATGTAGTTGCTGCTCTGTGCCGGTGCGCTGTAGCTTGCCGCCGCGCTCCCGCCGCCAGAGCTTCTGCCAGAGCCGCCGCCAGTGTAGCCGCCGCGGCTGCCTGCATTGCTTGTCGGTGCCGTTGCAACCGTTTTCGCAGTCGTGTACACCCTGTTCTTGTCGCCAAACTTAGTGGCTGTGGTCGTTCCGGGCTTCACATAGTAATCTTTGGTTGAGCCAAAAATCGGTCTCGGCATACTAAATCACCCCTTCCGCTCGCTCTGCGTGCCAAAATAAAAGGCCACAACCATCGTCACAATGGTCATGACCGTGTCAGGCTGTAATTTCTCCCGCAGCGCCAAAGCCGCAAACACTGCAACGACAACCAGCGTCACAATGGTTTTTACCTTGATAAGCGCTGCAATGTTCTTGATAAAATCACCCATAGAGCTGTACCTCACTTTCCGTCCAAATCGTGCAAACGCTGCTCATGCCGTTGCAGCGTTTCATCTTGCTCTTCGTTGTGCTCCCACAACCGTTTATGGCTCGCACTGTTGCTCTTGTCGTTTTCCTGCACTTGCTTGGCCACGCTGTCAAGCAGCGCTTTCAGCTGCGTGATACTGGTATTCAACTTCAACAGCGGCGTCGTGACCGTTATAATCAGTCCAGCAAGTACAACAATGTCCTTGACGATATCCCAATCTGTCATTCTTCACTTCCGTTCCGGGCGTCAGACCCATTCAGATTTGTACAGCCCGGCATCCGTCAGGCCGCGTGCCTTGCACAGCAAGTAGATTGCGTCTGCATCCCCCTGCGTCACCGGCCCTACCGTGATGACCTGCAGTTTGTTTGCAGGCTTGTCCTCTTTGATGGCGGCATCGTACCGTGTCAGGTTGAACTGCTTCACGACGGCCAGCAGACTTGCGGTATACGTCGGGCTGGTCGCCCAGCCGTCGGCGCGGATGTACTCGCACGCCTTGTTGATGTCGGTACAGCCGACCAGATTGGAATAGCGCGGCATGGTCGTCAGCTTCTTGATGTAGTCCTCTACACAGGCGACCATCGTATCGTATGCGCGGAAGCCCGCCGTGATGGTGATGTACTTGCTACCGTCCCACTCCTTCGTGGCCTTGTTGTACACTCTGCCGCTCCAATTGCTGGCCTTGATGCCGAACAGGTTGTTTGCCTGTACTGCAAGCTCGCTCGTGCCGTAGGCGCTTTCCAAACAGGCTTGTGCAATGCACAGCGACGGCAGAAGATGCGCGTTCAGGCAGCGGCTCTGGCACTTCTCGGCCATGACGTCAATAAACGTCTGCTCCTGCGTCTTGGCGGGCGCAGCGTCGGCCACGTCGCCCTTCAAGCGCTTCGTGACCTGTGCCGCAATGTCCGGGAACTTGCTTTTCAGATACGGCCCGGGGCAAGCGGTAGCCGCGTAGAAGCAGTGCATCGTGAGCGAGCCGTTCTTGTCGCCGGTGTAGGTCAGCTCCTTGATGCCGTTGCGGCGGCAAATGTCGGTGCAAAGGTCGAGCAGGGCGGCATACGCCTTGTCGCTGACGTGCCAGTCCGGTGCGCCGCTGTCGTTGGCAACCTCGATCGTGATGGCACGATGGTCGTTCCACGGGCTGGACGAACACCAAGAGCGGTCAGCTTCGTGGCAAAACAAACCAATACGGCCGCTGGATTCGATGGCGTAGTTTGCGCTCATCTGGCGTGAGGGCCTGCCGACAAGAGCGCCGAAAGATTCAAGCGTCGTGTTACCAGCCATGTGATGAACGGTAATCTTGCTGATGGGCTGGCTCCGGGGCCGGTTGCAGTTTGGGCTGATGGCCGTGTAAACGGCCAGTGCAGAATCACTCATTCTCGTCTTCTCCCTTCCCGTTCGACAGTTCCTCGTCCATTTCGGGCGACAGGACCATTTCATCCTTCATTGGTTTCACTCTCCTTTTCGTTGGTGTCTTTTTCTTCGTCGGTGGTATTTTCAGCGCCGTCAATCTCCGGCACATCCGGCGTCTCCGTAACCTCGTCTGCGCTCTCTCTCGCATCCACCGCATCATAATACGCCTGCGCAAGCGTCTCCACCTCGGCAATGTCCGCCTCATCCAGCAGGCCGTTGTCGTAGTGCGTGTATGCCTTGTCAAGCCAGAACGCAACGTCCCGTCCTGCTGCAATTTCTCGCTTGATGCTGCGCAGCGTCAAATCGTGCCGTGCTTTACTCTTGATAGCCATTTTATTACTCCTTTCAGTTGATAGAAGCAACCGCTGCTTCCAAATCCTCAATGCGTTTAATGGGGTCTGCGCGTCCCGTCACAGTCTCGCTGTCGGCATCGGTCAGCACGGTGTTCACTCCTGCAAGCGCAGGGATGGGCTGTGCGCCTGTCGCAGTGATGATTTTGTTGGCAGCGCCAGGAACGCGAGTATAGCATATTTGTACTGGTGTTCCAGCTTCGGCCTGGGATCTTAAATAGCTCTTAAACTCATCAACACTAGCGAAATTCGTATTAAATATAGCAGCTATCGTGTACATGAGATATGTACCTTTAACGCCATTATGCAGGTCATTACTGCTTAAGCTTTTAAAATGCGAACATATACCGTAGTCAGGTGTTTCTGGCAAATAGAACGCATATTGACCCTGCGCTTTTTCAATCAAATCTTCTGTTCCGTCAAATGCCTTAAATACATACAATGATTTTGTCGTGCCTGTCACCGCGTCCACCTCACCGCCATACACGGTTTCAGGCAGGGTCAGGGTGTTGGTGCTGCCCTGGTACTTGCTATATGGTGTGATTGTGGTTCCGACTTCAATCTTTGGGTAAAACGTTAGGTTGTTGCAAACAGTTCCTTTAATTATAGAAATTTCGACACGTGATCTAATCTTGCGCGTTGTGAGCTTAATATTCGTATTGCCCTTTCCCACATCAGAAAACCATGTTCCGCCGAGATATAAGCCAATATAATAGCTTCCTATCGATCCACCAGCTGGGCAACCACTTAATGCCATGGGTGTGTTTATAGGCAGCCTTTTTTCAATACCCCCTTCAACCAAATACCATGTGTCCGCCGTTGCTGTTCCATCAACAGTTATGCTACCGTCCTGTTGCGACGTGAAAACAAGTCCGTTTTTATTAGCAGCAGAAGCAGTACTGTATGGGAATTTTACCAAGTTCTCCCCGCACCGTTCAACCGTCACGCTGTCCCTGCCCTTGATGGGGCGGATGTTTTCGTAGGGTTCCCAAGCTGTGGACGTGCTGCCCTTTTCAATCTGCGGCTGTACAGTGGTTTTTACCGTTTCACCAGATTGAACTCGAATATAAAGCGATGTATTATCGCTTGGTCTAATCACAGTTACACCAGATACGAGTCCTTGCGCAGAAATGACGTTTTCACCTGCAATGCTCCAGTTTCTATCCGTTGAGAGCGAGACAGGATAGGAAAAGTTCGCAATCAGGACATAGATTGCGGTTCCTGTAGCTGTGCCGTTTACAATTACTTCTCCTGTGTTCAAGCGAGTGAAAGTGATACCATTAATTGTCTTCGTTGCAGCCTCATACTTTGCTGGGTTTAGCTGATTCTTCCCGCCGCCTGCCGGATACGGTGTCCCGCTGCCTTCCTGCATTGGTTCCCAGCTGGCTTTTACCCCCAGCGGGTATCCCACTACTGGGTAGCACAACACTGGATTCCCGGATTCCTTGATTTCCGGGCAAAGCATGTCCACGATGTTCTTGCTGCTCCATGGCTTGCCGCCAATGGCGCTGTCATCGGGAGTTATGTTCTTCACCTGCTGTTTCAGTGTAGTAATATCATTCATTGCGGTCACGTAATCTGCTGGCAAGCTGTCGGCAACGTCCTGCGCCTTTTTCGCACTGGTCGCAGCGTTTCCCTCGCTGGTTTCCGCAGCTGTTTTGCTTTCTAGCGCTGCTTGCGCTGATTTAGCCGCAGCATCAGCACTCTCCTTTGCAGCACGTTCACTTACCGCAGTTTGTTCTTCTGATGCCCATGCCGCCTGTTCACTTCTCGCCGCAGCGCTTGCAGAATTTCCCGCCGCAGCTTTTGACCCCGCCGCGTTTTCCGCGCTTGCATTGGCAGCGGTTGCCGCGCCGCTTGCTGTCTGCATGTAACCCTGTGCATCACTGGCGGACTTTGCCGCCGCCGTTTTCTGCGCTTCCGCCTGCGCGGCACTTCCTGCAGCGGCAACAGCACTCGCCGCAGCGGCCTTTTCACTCTCTTCAGCCGCGGTCTTGTTGGCCTTTGCCTTGTCTGCACTTGCCGCCGCGTTGCCCTCGCTTACCGCTGCCGCGCCCGCACTGATTCTTGCATTGTCTTCACTGGTCGCAGCTGCATTCTCACTGAGCTTTGCGGCGGTAGCACTGTTTGCGGCAGCATTTTCGCTGCTCTTGGCAGCGGCGGCACTGTTTGCGGCAGCGATTACAGCGCTTGCCGCCGCAGTCTTTGCTTCCGCGCTGTTCTTTTCTGCGTTAAGTGCAGCCTGCAAAACCTGCGTGGCAAGCGATTCGCTGGGATTAAACGGCACAGTTGTACCAACGTTTCCGTGCGTAAACACGTTGTATCCCTGCGTTTTTGTGATGCGCTGCACACCATTGGCAACGCCGCAATACACGACAGTGCCCGTACCCGCATTGGCGGTTGCTTCGGCAGGCACATCAATCAGGCCGTTTTCCGGCACACGGATTTCAACGGGTTCGCCCTCCGGCGGGTTAAACGTTGCCGTTACAGCAAGCCCGCTCCAAGTATCGTCAAGGGTCACATGCAGCTGCTCGATACCGTAACTGTCAAAAGTGCCAAGAGATAAGTTGCCGGGTCGAACACTGTACCCTTTCAGCTGTACTTCATGCAATGCCATTACACGCCCTCCAATCTGGCTTTCACCGCATCCATCCACTTTTCCGGCATATCTTCAAGTGTCATGCGGCACACATAAAATTGCACTATAAGGTAACACCTCCTGCTACCGCCGCCCCCTTCGGGGTCAGCCGGTGCGCTTCCACATATAACAGGCCGTGTACTTGTTAGTTATGGGCATAGGCTTGTTGCCGCCAGTTTGTGAACTTTCTGTCCCCGCCTGTACTCTTGGGTTGTATGGGACTCGTCCAATCGGGGTTATATATGCACCCGCTTCACTGTAACTTGACGGGTATCCCTTTTGGTATGAGGCATATGCGTGAGTGTGACTTGGCAACTGTTCCACCGTTTGCGTCACTTCCCACGCACCGCCGGTACTCCCCGCCGGGTGCGTGCTGTCTGCCGCTCTTAGCATGCAGTCGGTTATTTGCTCCCATACTGTACCGGGCCACCGCTGTGACGGTTTGATTTCGCTCATCGTTGTGAGTATGTCGCCTATCCAGTACGGGCAGACGTTCAAGGGGTTCTGTGCTCCACTCATTGGCTCACCTCCAAAACAAGCACTGCCGCACTCGTCGGCGCGCTGTTCGCATAAAACTTAACCACCCCGTCTCCGGGTTCCAGCGCGGCTACCATCCGCACCGCATCCGTCACCCTCGTGCGGTCACTTACGGCAATCCGGCTGTATGCCGTCACACCTGCCACCGTGACAGTGGCGCAGGTGGTGTAGCTGCTCGTGCCGCCGTCGTCCCACGTCACCGTGCATTCGCCGGAAGTCCAGACTGACGCAGGCACCGTAATGGTTTTGTAGCTATGCTTGTTTTCTGCGCCCACATCCTCCGCATTCAGCCATACCGATTCCCCGGTCTTGCCGTTCACGTTCTGGATAACACCCGGGTCGCCTTTCTCACCCTGCGGGCCCGTCGCACCGATTGGTCCTTGTTCGCCTGTCAAGCCCTGGATGCCCTGCGGCCCTCGCTCGCCGGTTTCACCCTTTTCCCCCCGGATGCCCTGCGGCCCTTCCGCGCCAACTTCACCCTGCGGCCCCTGCGGGCCTGTCTCACCGGTAGCGCCTCGCGGTCCCTGTGCGCCCTGCGGCCCCTGCGGGCCTTGCAAACTGCCGATGGGGTTCCATTTCTTGGCGTCTACATCCCAAAGGTACACAACGTTGTTGGTCTCGCTGCCCACCGCGTAAGCGTCGCCCTTGTTGCCGGTGGGGTGTGCTCCTTCCAGCATCGTTAGGCTGTTGTAGCGCCCCAGCACAACAAAGCTCGTGCCGTCTGCGCCCTTCTCGCCCTGTGGGCCTCGCGGGCCTGTCGGACCTGTTGCACCGGTAGGCCCTTGCGCGCCGTTCAAACCCTGCACGCCGCGCGGGCCTTGAATCCCCTGCGGTCCCTGCGGGCCAATATTGCCCTGTGCCCCTGCTGGCCCCTGCGGGCCTACCGGACCTTGCGGGCCTTGTGCGCCAGTATCACCTTTGCGCAGCGTTATCTGTGTCACACCGCCATTGTCTGTAACGGTTGCGCCAATAAACTGCATCCGGCTTCGCTGCGGCACTTCCTCGCCGCCATCGTCCAGTATCAAGTGGCCGCTGCTGCCGGTTGCCTGCCATGTCTTGCCGTCGCTGCTCGTCTCAATGACTTTATCGCTGTTTAGCCGGATATACAGGCAGCCGCCCTCATTGTGGGTGCGGTTTTCCAGCTCCATTTCGTTCAGGGCCGTCACAAGCTGGTTGAAAATCGGCACAATGACTTCTCGCGGTATTTCATCCATGACCCGCTGCATCTCTGCCGTGCTGTATCCCGGGGTGTCCGGTTTGCCAACGTTGCCTTTGCCGCTCAAATCGGCTGGTAATATTTCTCTAAATGTCATTTTCTCACCCCTTAAAGTTTCCGTTTTCCACAAACTCAACGGCAATCTGCATCAATCCAAACGGCTCATTTAAAGCATTGTTTGCAAAACGAAACCGCGCCTTGTCCACTCGTTTGATTCTGATTTTGTTGTGCAATGTCCGCGAAGTCTTGTCGTTAGAATAAGTAAGGCGCGAATAGCGCAGCTGGTGATAGCTAAAAAATCGTGCGTGCACGCTGTCGTTCCAAATATTAGACCAAATGCCGCGCTTCATGGCATAAACTGCAACGCTCGTTACAACACTGGGGGCCATTTGCAGCGCCAGATAGCGGAAACTTTTGTTCTTATAAAAAAGCGTGCCAGCTAAGTCCGGTGTTTCCCATTCGGCATAAATCACAGCGCCGTTATCGTTGTAACTGGCAATATCATCTGGGTCATTGTAAAACTGGTATACATTCCCGTTGTCAGCACCAAAATATAGGTCGGTCTCATCCACCCACATTACACGCGCCGGGATATTCGTCTCATAAAAGCAGGCATATTGCCGGGTCGAGTATGGCTCGTTCTTGTTCGCGCCTAAATTCTGCTGTCCGTCCAGCACGTAGGCAACGCCGTTCAGGCACAGCCAGTACATATCCTTGTATACACAGGCGTAGGCGTCGCCCTTTCCTGCTTCGGCCAGTAGCTTGCCGTTCATGTAGTAACTGCGGTTCTGGCTGAATCTCTCGCCAACAATGTCACTAGGCGTGATTGCATAGATGCCTAAGTTCGTTAAAAACATTGGCTCGTTCGCGCAGTAGGCAAAACTGTATTTGGCGATTGCGCCCGGCCCCTGGATCGTGTTTGTAACAGGGAACGCCGGTTCATTGTCCACCAAATTGCCCTGCCGGATAATTACGTTTCGGTCTGTCTCGTTCTCGTCCTTGTGCGCCGCAATGTGGTTCTCAATGATGGAATATCCCATGATGGCACTTTTCTCTGTGCCCACCTTGCTGTACCCTGTGTCGGGCCAGTATGTCAAGTCATACTGGCCGCTGTACCAGTCCTGGTTTGGATAGTCCGGATTTCCGCTTAAAAACAGGCGGTCAGTCGCGCCGTTCACGCCGAACAAAATGCCGATATTACATTTGTTGATTCTGTCCGCATAGCCTTTCACGGTACGGCTTGCGGTGATCTCAATGTTATCCTCGCCGGTAACAGGGCTTTTCTCCGGCGCAGTGTTGAACGTTACCACCCCCGTTGACGCATTGCAGCTGTATCCGCCGGTCATCGTCTCCCAACTGCCGCTGCTCGTCAACTTGCGCACCGTCACATTTGCACTGTCCAGCCCGGAAAAACTCAAATGGTACTGGGTGCTGGTCCCATCTGCTAAAAAGAGTTCCTTGAACTTCGGTTGCAGCAGGTTCAAGGCGTCATACTGCTTGCCGCCGCCGGACGGTGGTTTGGCAATCGTCAGCGTCGGGATTTTTGCATCGTCACTGGCTTTTTTTACAGTTTCGCCGTCATATACCAGCAGGCACTTTCCATCGGCAATAAACAGCTTATCGTCCATCTGCCAGCTTTTGCTGCGGGCATCTGCCATGTCGCTGTACAGTGCCTTGCCTACTTCCTTGCCGCCCTCTGGCAGCTCGTATAGTGCCGTTCCCGCATGGATAAGGCTCTTACCCTTTAGCTCGTGGAAGCCGTTCACACGGGCCGGAAACGCCGCTCGCAGCTTATATCCCATCCGCTTGCGCACCTTGCCGGGTTCTGACCGTATCATGTTCTGCGCGTTGGGGCTTTGGCTCACGCTTACATTGGCGGTGTTGCTGGTATAATCAATGCCAAGCAGTTTATCAATCGCAAGTTTGCTGCGGGCGACCTGGCTGGGTATCGTAAAAGTTGCCATGCTTACCACCACCCTGTATTGCTTGTAAAGCTTTCCTTACTTACGGTTCTCGGGTTCTTCAGTCGTTCAAAGGCGGTCTCAAACTCGTTGCGGTAGTAAGTGGCAATGGCAATGTCATCATCCTTGTATAACTGGCTGGCAATGTACAGCGGCAGCAGTACAACGGCATCATCCGGCAGGTCGATTTCTTTTGTGTCCGGCGTTTCCAGCGTCAGCGTTGCGGGCTTAGCATCGTAGAAAAACTCAAACTCGCCCTCAAAATCAGCCGGAAAAACCAGGTACTTGCCGCCGTACAACTCCACCCCGTCTACAGGTTCCGGGGTATCGTCCACCAGCTTGTACACCTCAGTAGCACCCATCCGCCAGTAATCCGGCACCTCATAAACCAGATTTACAGTCAGCTTTTCGCCCTTGTCTTTGTCTACCATGTAGCTTTTGCGTAAATACCGCCCGGCAGTGCAAATCATTTCAATGGCTTCGTTGGCTGCCTGCGGCATCGCGTTTAAATATTCTTTTGTCGCTTCGTCTGGATTCGAGAGGTCTGTGCCGTCACTGGCGAACATCTTCTGCAAGGATGCCAGCTTGATTTGTTCCCATGTCATTTGCAATCACCCCCTGCTGCATAGCTTCCTGTTTGTCCATCTCTTCTTTGATGGATTTCTGCATTGTGGCTGCATACGGGAATCCGGTCTCTTTCAGGAAAGTCCACAGCCGGTACTGACTTGCAGGCTCGTTAATGTTGCCAAAACCGCCCGCCTGATACTTCACATCGACCATATCCCACAGCCGTTCACGGTTGCTTGCAAGGTTACTTGCCGGGTCAACCTCAATGATAAATTCATCGTTCCAGTACAATTCCCCGGCTGCGTCCCGCTTCAAAAACTCCATCCTGTCAAAATGCCCGAACTGCTGTTCGCCGTCCGTGTCGGTCTCGGTCATCGGGTACGGCTCATCGGCATACGCCAGCAAAAACTCAAACATCATGCGGTACAGCTTCGCATAGGCGTTGTTTTTCATCTCGCGCTTACTCTGCAAACGGCCTGCGCTCTGGTTCGCACTGAACTGCTTCGCACTGCCCGATGTGGCGGAAGAATCGTACTTCCCCTGAAATGCGTCCGTAATGCCCAAAGTAGATTTCGCCCAAGTGTAATTCATTTCCAGCATGTTCTGGTCGTTCTGCACATTGGGCTGCACATTGATAACATCGATCATGGCTTTCTGGCTCGGGTTGTCCACGCGCAAAATTTTCAGCTCGTTATCGTTCAGCTCCGCGTTTACGCCCTCCGGCAGCACTACCCAACTGCCGCCTTTCAGCAGTTTTTCCTGAATCTTCGTGCCGTATTTGTTGATAGCCTGCTGCTGGTCAGCGATGATATCTACATCCGACACGCCCAAAAACTTGTCCGATGCCGCAATGTTTATCCGCTCCACAATCGGGAATCCGTGCGGTTTGTAGGCCGGTATCTCGTTGGCCTCCATCTCGCCCGGCATCATAATGACCTCGCCGCTCTCGTTGTCACGCTGCACACTGCCGTCCGGGTTCACAATGGGCACATCCTCGCCAATCACCTGTGCAGGCAGTACCTCGCCGCTGCTAAGCACTACATCCTGTGTCAGCGTAAGGGTCTGCACCGGCTGTTCTTTGAACTTCTTGTTCCCGCAAACACAGACATCCCCCACGCGCCGCCGCCCGCATTTCGTACAGACTTCTGCCGTGCGCGCATAATAATCGGGGAAATCTTCAAGCACCTGGAACCCTACCCAGCTAAACATGCCTACTGTGCCCTTGTCGTGCTTGTAATAGACAATGTTCTGCGTCACAACGCCTGTGTGGGTGCTGTCATCGCCTCCGCGCGCGTCCGGCGCGTCCTCTGTGTCTGTCTCAATGGTAATGCCGTACCGCGCTTCCAGCGATTCCTTGCTCTTTGAGACCTGCACAAAGATATAATCCATGTCCTCAATGCGGTACACGCCCGGCTGCGGGATAACTTGCCGTGGGTGGCGCATCTCTACTTCAACATCGCCCAGTGTGCAGTGATACCCTGCAACCGGGTTCCACTCCACATGGAAAAAGTCCGCGCCCTGCACCGGCACTGTGCGTTCGCTTCTGTCGTTCAGTTCAATAAACCGCATCCGCCGTGCCTGATTGCGCAGCATGTTTTCTGCCTTTCGCGCCAAGTCCCGGTCTTCCGCATGGATGGCTGTGACCTTCGGCATCGGGTAGCTGGAATCCACCTGACTTTCAATCAATTCATAGATGATATTGCGCACATTCGTGGCGTTCTTTTTGGCGCCCTGTATTTCGTGGCTGCCGTAGTACATGGCCTCGCGCTTGCGCATCTTTTCCAGGGTGTCACTATATGCAGCTTTCGCGCTGGATAGCTTGCCCTGCCATTTTTCAAGGTCTTTTGTCTGCTTATCGTCTTTCTTCATATCGTCACTCCTGTGGGGTCATGCCCCCGCAAATGTGATAAAAAAACGGCTCTGCCGTAGCAGAGCCGCTAAAATTACTGCTTCTTGGTTCGCCGTTTTCCCTTGCTCTCATCGCTTGCGTGGGAGGTGGCCGCAGGTCTGGGGGATTTCTCTACCGCCCGAGAATAATACGTCCCGTCCCCGTTCACGGCCTCCACAACATACAGCCGCTTGCCGTCCTCAAAGGTGTCCCCGATTTTCAATCCTTTAGGAACCATGCTGCACCGCCTTAGGTCAGCGTGCTGCCAGCAGTAGCGCCGCCCAAAATAACGTGCCGCCAATCTCCGAAACCGGCGCTGAAACGGCCACGGCAGGAAGTGATCAAATCCTGCGTCATCGTGTCCACATTCTGGAAGGTCTCCATCGCGGTACGGTCATAGAACACATTGCCCAGCAGGTCCTTGTTGGCCTGAGAACTCATGATGATATAGGGGTTCGTCTCGTCAGCAGCCTGCCAATGGTGGTCAACGATCAGCTTCCACATGCCCTTGTTGACGTTCACATCGTTGAAGTTGCTGCCGACCTGCTGGTCACTGTTGGCGATCTTCTTTGCCAGCACGATCATCTCGGGGCGGTTAGCAGGCAGGATGATGGTGTCGAACACATAGCCCATGTGGTTGCCGGAGGCATTCATGAAGTTGAAACCGACATTCGCCAGCTTGTTCAACATCGCGTCATCGGTGCCCAGCGCATTGGTGAACACATTGCTCTGCGCGGCAACGCCGGTCTTGCCGGTATGATCTTTGGCAAACAGGGCCTTGCCGTCTGCGGTGGTGGAATCCAGCCCGGTCTTTGCGCCGTAAGTAAAGGTCGCGGCAGCGCTGGTCAGTGCGCTGGAAGCAAACACAGCACGGCTGCGCTTGTAGGCGCGTACATAGGCTGCAGCGCGGGCAGCGGCCATATCGAACTGATTGTCCTCGATCATCGTCTTGGTGATGCGGAACGCCTTCTTGAACTCCGAATGCTGGATAAGTTTGGGCTCAACCTCGCCGAAATCATCCAGCGGGCTGGACGCGCCCTCATCGACCAGATCAAAGTTGGAGAAGGTAGACATACCTGCGATCTTCTCGCCGAAACGCTTGGACTTCTTGACATTGAACAGCGCATTGACAAGCTCGTCATCGTTGTTTTTCTCGTTGTCTGTGTCCTTCATTTTCATGGTGAGCAGGTCAGCCCACTCATTCCAAAAATCATTGGCAAGGCCGCTTGCCTTGCTAAAAATAACTGCCATAGTCAGTCTCCTTTACACAAAAAATCAAATCGAGTTGTAGAGCTTCTGCAGCTCCTCATCGCTCTTGTCAGGAAAATACTCATGCGCTTTCGCAAGCATCCCGCTGCTCATGGTCTTTTCCTTGCCCGGCATATTGGCACCGCCGTGCGCGGCCAGGTGTCCTTTGCTTTTTGCCGCATTGATGGCCGCCTGCCGTCCTGCCTCCGTGCCGCTCTGTACGGCCTTGCCATAGTTCAGCGCCTTATAAGCGGTCACCATGTCCAGCCCGTTTCTCTGCACAAGCTCGACCATCTTGTCAAAATTTTCAAGCTTGGCAAGGTCTGCGGTGGTTTTCAGGCTCGGCTCAATTTTTTGCAGCGCGACAAAGTCAGCATTGAACGCTGCCTGCGCCTCGTCGTTGACTCTGGCGGCTTTCAGCTCCTCCATCTCGGCTTTCAGCTGTGCCTTCTCCGGGTCGTTGTCGATAAGGCGCTGCAACGCGGCTCTCTGTTCCGCTGTCTGGTTCGCCGTGGCCTGCTCGATTGCACGCTGACGGTCAAGCTTGTTCTGGGCGTCCAGTGCGGCGAAATAGTCCTGCATCGACTTGACCGGCGCGCCGGTCTCGGGGTTTTTGTACCCGGCAAAGCGCTGTGCAAACTGTCTGTCCACACGCTGCTGTGCCTCTCGCTCGCTGCGCTGGCGGGCAATGGCCCATACATTGTTTGGGATTTCCGGTTCCGCGGCAGTTTCCGTGTTTTGGGCGGCACTTTCCACTTCACTTTCCACAGTTTCCACAGTTTCTGTCGGGTTGTCGTCAATCTGGTCGGCTACGCCAGCGGTCACGCCGTTTTCAAACTCGTCCATAGGTTCCTCCGCGTACAACGCCCGCCGGCTAAAAATTTGTATAAAAAAAGCGCCTACCCTTTCGGGTAGACGCTTCTTCTATCGTAATTTCCCTGCCTTCCCCCTCGTGGGGAAGGTGGCCCCGCAGGGCCGGATGAGGGCAAAGCAAATCTTATTGCCCGCCGTCATTCACCGGGTAACTCACCCTCTGCACCGCTTTTCCCGGTGCCAGCTCCCCCACAACCTGCCCGAACCGCGGGCATTGCTTGCTTCGGCAGATAAATTTCAGCACCTCCGTGCTGGAATCCACGCGGCACTCTACGCCGCAAGTCGGGCATCTCATGCAGGGTTCCCCCATTTCTCAATCAGCATTTTGCGGTCTTTCGGGCTGGCGTTCTTGTAATCCTCGTACATGTCCGCCGTCCACGGCCTCTTTCGTATATTCACAGGTTTTTTCGCCGGGCTTGTCCACCAAACGCAAAAATAGCGTAATGCGTCCGGGTAATGCGTCAGGCCGTGCGGGTTCTTCGCATACACATCGGGGTTTTTATCATCCTTCTGTATCTTCGTCAGGCACGTCCACAGCTCGCCCGGTTTGTAGAATGTCAGATACCCTTTCCCGCTCTTTTCGTCCTTACGCAGCCATTGTTTCATGGCTGCGCATCCTGCCGGAAAATCTCGGGAACTCTGCACCAACGGCAGCCCCGCCTCGCTGAACAGCTGTGCGCGGCTCTTGCCGCTCTCCTGACTTCGGTTCCACAGGTCAGGTGGAGCAAGATACATGTCTATCTCTTCCTCGGCAGAATCGCGCAAAATCAAATCCGCCGCTTCGCCTATCGTCTTGTTCGGCCCGCCGTCCACCCGGTACACCGTTGCATGGCCCTGCGTGTCAACAGCAATCCAAAGCGCCGCCAGCATATCAAGGCCGTAGTCAATCGTCACATAGCGTCTAAGCGGCCCTGTAGGCGGTACATCTACCAAGTGGGTATCTTTGTCAAGCTCACTAAAAAAGCGCCCTCCGGGGGCGGAGAGCGCTTCTTCTTCAGTTGCAGGGTACTCCTGCATCGTTTTATCTTCGCCCAGTGCAGCAACAGTCTGTGCGTACCACTTCTCACTGCGGCGCGGGTCTGTGCTCCACGGCAAAAACAGCTTTGCAAAACCGTTGCCGGGGTTTGTGTATATTTCCTCAAACAGCGTGCCAAGTTTGATGGTTGACAACCCGATGACCCGCCCGCCGAACGGTCTGTTGATAACCGGGTATGCAGCCTGCCAGATTTCTTCCGCATACTGCTGGAACGCCCATTCGTCGATCACAATCAAGTCAGCGGTAAACGAACGGCCTGCCGCAGGGCTTGACGGAAACGCCTTAAACACGCTCTCCGGGCCGTCCGGCCACATCACAACCACCTGCATTGTGCTTTTGTAGAATACCGGCCCTGTCCAGCCTGCAACGCTGCCGCCCGGCGTGTCCACCTCTCGGATAAGCCCCGGCATGTACCGCAGTATCACCGCAAGGCGGCGCACAAGCTCTTTGGCCTCGTCCTCTGACCGGCTCAAGCCAATCGCAGTACGGCCTGTGTTCAGCGCCACAAGCCGCGCCACCTCTGCCAGCGCTAGCCATGTAAAGCCCAACTGACGCGCTTTCAGCACGCAAACAAGCCGGTTCTCGGCAAACACGACCAGTGCTTTCTTTTGCCCATCCCACAGCGTAAACGGCTGTATCAGCTCGTCAGCGTCCTTGTCCTCAATGTGGCAATATGTTTCGCAAAAATACACCGGGTCTTTCCTGCATGCCTCGCGCTCAAGTTCCCGCATCTCTTCCAGCGTCAACACATCACCCCGCTTTCAGCAAAAGTCTTGCGTGGAAACCCAGCCAATCAAATCGGATTGCAAAGTTCGGAACCGCATACACCATGTTGTCACGCAAAAACGAAAGTGACGGCAACGGAAAGAATGATTTCCAGTAAATCTCAACATCGAACCTGCAATCCATTTCTCTACCTCAAAATTCCCCATACCCGCCCTACCGGTTTATGCTATGCCGGTCTCACCCGTTGCGGGGAGCAAATCCGCAACTTAGTTCAGCAGCACTTGTATTCCGCGCGCTTACCCGCGGTTCTGCTTTGATGTTATGGGTTTCGGCGATGCGTAACTGCGTCAGTAACGGAGTCCGCACAAGCAGATGCCGGGCAGACTTTTTCAGGCTCTCGAAGTCCCGTTGCGGTCTGCCATCGCGCCGCGCTCCTGATCGGCTTGCCGCTTTGCTTACAGCGTTCAGGTTATCTATCGCGTTTTGCCTGCGCCGGGCTTTCACCGGTGGGAGCGACCCAGCTTTCACCGCTGCCGGAATCGAACCGGCCCCATGCCAAATGGCTGCACTCTTCAGGTGCTGTGCGGCATATAAAAGGCGTGGCAGTTGCGCGTGTTGCACGGTGTGCAAGTTATAAGCAAGTTTATATTTAGCGTATTACCGTCTTATATTCAGAAACTTGCCACAAACTCACACGCTTTTGCAAGTTGCGTGCAACAGAGGCTTGCCGCGACTGTTGGCGCAGAACAGAGGACACGAACCCCAGCCGCCACCGGCAGCCAATCGGTTTAGCAAACCGTTCCCGCTCCTCGCGGGTTTATTCTGCAAATAAAAAAGTGCCCTGCCGTAGCAGAACGCTTTGTATTGTGGCCGCTGGGTCTTGAAGCGGACGGCCCTAGTCCCATAGTCAGAGGAGGTTTTCAAACTGACACCCGCGCCGGGATACTCAAAATTTCAAAATTTTATTTTTTTAGGGAACCTTTGCTATTCAGGGTGTAGTTCCCTCATAGGGGGGATATGTACTCTTGTTTCTTGCTTGCGATACAATCCCGCGTTTTCTTTCATTTTGCATGGATATTTGGGGCGGGGGAGAGAATTTATTTTTATGTTCGCTGGGGGAATGAACATATTCGTACCCAGCCGCGCTACCTATGAGCCCCGCCTTCCCCTTTATAGGGGGTACCCCCTCCCCCTGCTGTCGCCTGCCCTTTCCCGGCAGACCGCCGCAAAAAAAAATACCACCGCCCGTCCTTCTTTATCAGCAGCCCGTCCCCGGTTTCCGCCTGCTGCCGCGCTGCTGCTGGTTTCTATTTCGCTAAATACTTATTTAGCGAACAACGAAATCACGTATTATCGTTCTTTTGCAGTCGCTTTTGGATGTTCTGCATCAATTCTCTATCCGCATCGGTCATTGTTTCGGCTGTAATCTCCATCTGGTCAGCCGGTTTATCGCCCGCAGAATCTCGCACAAACACCGCCGCTTTGACGTCTCCGGCCTTCGCTTTCGCCGCCATCGCAACCGCGATTGATTCATATAAAGTTATCGGCTTTCCCCTCTGCTGTGCCATCTCTTGCACAGTTTGGGCTAGTTCCTCATCTTCCAAGCCTTCCACGCTGTCCGGCTGCTGTAGCAGGTCGCTATATATCTCCTTAATCGTTCGGCGCTTCTTCTGGGCTTCAACGCTGGCCTTCTGCCCTGCCTGCTGAATTTCCCGCCTTCGTTCCGGCTCCATATCCTTTATTGCTGTACCTGGCCGCAGATTCGCAATGCTGGCCGGGTTCATCCTGTTTCCGCGCTTATCTACGAGTTCTCCGCGTTCTGCTGCTTGCCTGGCTTTTTCGACTCCTGCAATTGCCTTGCGGGTCACTTCTCCAAGCTGGACGGCCTGCGCCGCCTTCTTTTCTGCCATGTTGCCGCCCTCCTTTTATAGCAACAAAAAAAGCGCCCAGCGGTAAAGCTGGACGCCCGAAACCTATTTTTTGCGTTGATACGTTAAAACTGTATAATGAGTGAGCCCCGCCGCGGAAGCTCGCTTCCTCGCGTGGCTAGCTCATTATACACATTTTAGCACGCAAGTGCGATTTTGTCAAGTGTTTTTCGGTTTATCGTGATTTTCTCGTTGCATCCGTTCGGAGCATGCCTGCATAATGTATCCTTGCACACTCTGCCCGGCTGCTGCTGCTGCCTGCCGCACTGCTGCGCCGTCCTCCTTGCTGGGCCGAATCGTGATGCTATCCCGGCTGCGATTGTACCGGACATTTGCCTGTATCTGTGCTGGTGATGCCATGTTGTCGCCTCCTTTTGTATAGTACAACCATCATACCACACCGCGCCAAATACGTCAACGTGTACAAGATGCACAAAACACGTAGACGTTTACTGTGCAACCCTACAAATTACACGTAGACGTATTGACAAGGCACACGTCGACGGATATAATAAAGCCATCGAAACAAAGAACAGCCGCCCAGCGGCCCTCACAGAAAGGACAAATACAATGACTACCACATATAAAACCTATAAATGGTTCAACCCCCGCCCCAGCACAATCACCGAAGGAACCGCAATGTACAGAGACCTTGCCAGCAAGCACCACCCCGACCACGGCGGCAGCGTCTCCGACATGCAGGAGATCAACGCCGAGTGGGACGAATTGAAGCCCACACTTCCCCGCTTCTGCAGCGAACAGGCCAAGCAAGGCCGCCAGCAGTACGAGCAGACCAGAGCGGCAGAGGACGCCGCCAAGGCCGCACAGGATGCAGAGGCCGCCAAGATGGCCGAAGAACTTGCCAAGTGCCCGGGCCTTAGGTTCGACGTTGTCGGCTCCTGGATTTGGGCCGACAGTAGCCACAAGTGGTTGCACACCCTCGAAAAGCTCGGTTTCCGCTGGTCGGCTAACCGCTGCAAATACTACTGGCATCCGGCAGGCGACACCAGCCGCCGGAACCGGAAGGCCAGCTACCAAGACATTTATAACAAGTACAGCGGCCAGAGCTACCAAACCCGCGACCTCGAAACCATCCCCGCCTGATACCTTGCAGGGCCGCACAGTAAAGCGACCCTACCCCACTACTAAAAAAGAAAAGGAGTAACAAGCAATGACTAGAGAACAGATTTTAGAATGGTGTGAGGAGCGCGCGGCCCTGCCGTGTTCCTATGACGACGGCGGTTATACCTCGACAAGTTCCTACCACGTCCGCGAATGGCCGAACGGTGACCGCTACGAGTACCGCAGCATTCAGGACCGCAACACCAACATCGAGACGATCACCGTAGAAATCAACGGTGAAACCGTCTTGACTGATACCTCTAAATGCTGAAAGGAGCAGTCAACCATGAAAACCCTACACCACACCGAAACCACCTGGCAGGGCCGCAAAATCATCATAGACGCGGCAGACCTCACCGCCGAATATGGCTATATCGAAGTAATGGCCATGTACCCCGATGGCCTGGAAATTGAGTGCTACCACACCCACGACCCGGAGGACGCCCGCCTTATGTTCAACCACTATTGCGACCTAGCCGCTGACCGGCCCACCGCCAACACCTACACCCGGCAGGACTGGGAACGCACCGGAGTTTTTAACGCCCGCCCCGGTCAGGCTATCACCGCAGAAATCTATGACGATTTTTATAACTGCCTGCCTCCGTACAGCCTGCCGCGCGATCTGCGCCGCGGTGGTCATGATGGTTTTTTGATGGGCGAACCGCACAGCAGCGATGCACAAGGGATGCTATATATGGCTTTTGTCCGTCACGGCCTGCGCCATTACTATTATGGACTTGTCCACCGCTGAAACTCTCGCAGGGCTGCACAGCTTAAAGCAGCCCCGCCCCATTACCCAAAATCTGAAAGGAGTAACAAACCATGATCACCGGAATTAAAAGCATCGACCACCGAGCCGCCACCCGCACCCTGTACGAGCTGGAAGGCACCACGCCGCGCGGCGAACGCATCGGCGTGGAGTTTACCGCCTGCACCAACGACGGCAGCAAGCACAGCCTGCCGAACATCTGGCACAAGGCAGGATATACCCCCGCCCCTCTGCCCTCTTACTGGGCCGTTGATGTGTGCGCCACCGACGCCGCCGGATGTTGGGGACGCTACAACCCTACCGAGAAGCGCCACCCCACCGAGCCGCGAATGGTGCTTGATTTTGATTGGGTTCTGCCTGCCACCCCTGCCAACCGTCACAAAATCCTGGCCGAGATCATCCGCCGAGCAAATAAGGAGTAACAACCATGAAGAGATTTATTCTATCCGTCATCATCGCCGCCGCACTGGCGGCATCCTTCGCCGCCGGATGCCGCGCCACCATGTTGAGCGCTCGCCTGGTCTCCGCCTCCGACAGCGCCCGCCTGCATCCGTCTTACGTGATTTCTTACCGCTTCGGCCCGCTCTGGTTCAATGAAATCTACGACTGAACAAGAAGCCGCTCATATTGGGCGGCTTTATTATTTTGAACAGTCGTAAATAAGTCGTAGAAGTTTTATTATTGATTGTATATCGTTAATCTATTCAGGTTCGATTCCTGTTACTAGCTCCACTTAAAAAAGCACGTTGGCAAAGTAAATCCACTTTGCAACGTGCTTTTTTCTTGTTTCTGTATGTCTATTTTCGTTCTAAACTGTACAAAAACAGGTCGTAAACATGTCGTAAACGCAGGAATTCTTGCGCTAGCGTCGTAAAAACGTCGTAAAAAACCGGCTGTTTTTAGCACAGCCGGTTTAAAATTTATTTCGTATTATCGTTTATAAATTTTTCGAGAGTTTCCGCCGCTTCGTTTAACTGTCGTTCTCGGATATGCGTGTAAACTTTCCGCGTCGTAGATATATCGGCATGCCCCATCAGCTTTTGCGCTTCCATTTCTCCGATGCCCGCAGCATATAGCATACTGGCGTATTCATGCCGGAACTGGTGCGCCGTCACGCTGGCCTTGTAGCAGTGTGTATTGCAGCGCTTTTTTCGTTCAGCACCTCCGGCAGCTGCGGCCCGCTTCCGTTCTCGTGCTGCCTCTGCTTTTGTGTCTATTTCAGCCATGCCGACAGCAACACAATAGCGCAGCCAATTATTATGGTATTCGTAGCTTTTAAGAGGTTCTTTTCCGCCTAATATAAAATCATTCTTGCCGCCCTTCAACGGCTCCAGCACGGCCCGCAGCGGTGTCAACAGCGGCACTACTCGCACACCGTTTGCGGTTTTCGGTGTTTGTACAACGGGCTTCGCATTTACCCATGCGACTTCCTTGTTGACGATGATCTTGTTGTTTTCAAAATCCACATCCCCCCATTGCAGCGCCAGCACTTCACCCAAACGACAGCCCGTATACATAAACAGCCAGGCACACAGCCCGAACCCCTCCGGGTGTGCCTTGACCGTTTCCAGCTGTTCCACCGTTGGCGGCTCCCGGCGTTCCTTTTTCATCCCTCGCGGCAAATCCGTAATTGTCACCGGGTTGTATGTTTCGCCATCCCGGACGCACCAAAACTTGAATACACAAGACAACACGCTCCGGGCGTTGCTTGCCGTTTTCCCTGCATACCCTGCGGCCTTGAATTTCTCTCCCCACAGCGACACCAGCGCGGGCGTTATCTCTTTCATGCGATACCCGCTGAATTCTTCCAGCGCGGCCTTGTAGCTGCCCTTGTATGCTCTTTCCGCGCCGATCTTGATATTTTTTGAATGGGTCTCCCACCATTCACAGGCCACATCCTCAAATAGCGGGCCGTTCTCTTTCACCGCTTCCCTCTGGCGTTCGTACTCGTCAATTTTTTCGGCGACCTCTTTCGAGGTCTTGCCGTAAAAGTGTACCCGCTTGCCGTCATAGGTTTTTGTTTTCTCAATCAGCCCATCGGCCCGCGCTTTTGCTCTTGCCATGTTGACACCCTCCTAAAATCGCTATATACTAAAAGATGCCAGCTAAAAGCTGACACCCTTTGCCCTTGCCGGTGCTTGTCCCACCGGCAGGGGCTTTTTACTTTGTTACGGGTTGCACCGGCTGCATGCCGTGTATCCTGATTTTATAGCTTCATTCACATCTACAGCAATTTTGCTTCCTCGTAAATAGGAACATCCGTCTGCATGATATTTCGAACCGCTCTTTGTGATATACACAGCATAACTATTTTGCTTTGCTACCCTCCCGTCAGCGTATCCAGTATTGTATCCCTTTTTATAGTATGTATCGAACAGATCTGACGCCTCATCATAACCAGTGTCATACCCCTGACTATACGCCGTATCTTCTATATCTATGCAAACATCAGAGTAATGCAAAAAGCATACAAACCAAGTACACAATGCAACTGCAATTGCTATTGCCCAAGCCTGGCCTTTGGTTATAGTCGGCAGGCTCTTTTTTTCGCTCGCTGCAGTCGTCCCTGTTCCTTTCAGCTGTGTTTGTTTGGTACTTTGTATGCCCACTTTACCAGATTCTTCTGGTTTTGTACTTTCATTTAAGTGTATGCTTTTTGGTTGTGGTTTTCCTACTTTTTCCGTCCAGCATACCGGGCATTTTTCCCAGTGCCCCGCGTCACGCCCTTCTGCAACAGTTCCACGGTGAATCCCGTTTGCATACTTTAGCTCCCGGCATTGTGCTGTACTATGTATTTTTATGTCTCCCCCTACATCAGTACGCCAATACACGGTTGTACCGTCCCATTTGGCATCCATTTCTCTTATTTCTTGCAGAGTCTTTTCCCAAGTGCCACCGTAGCGCCTTTTACACATAGGGCAAACAGACTGCCGCCCCGTATTTATAGCGGCTTCTACTGTACCGCTACACAGCAGGCCTTCCTCTTTTGCAGCTCTTAGCATCGGGCAATCTGTATACAAATGCCACACGGTTTCGTCTGAATTGTATCTCCAAAATACGACATTATCCGCCATACTCAGTACCTCACAAACCCAACCGACCCAATAGACACATCAAGCAACAGCATCGCGCCGACAACTGCAATCATCACGATCAGCACCCGCCACATTTTCCGCAGCTCACCCCCGTAAGTTTATATATTCCGTCATGTATCGCATTTTCTTTTCTGGTTATCTACACGGTTTGACAAAAAGCCTATTGTGAGTGTAGTACACTTTTAACAAAAGGAGCTGCAATATGTGCATCATGTCAGACAGACCGCCCAGCCATCACGGCAGAGCCAGAAAGAGAAAGCGTCCGATAATTCGTACCACAAAATATTGACAACCGATTTGTTTAATATGTCAATGGAATACAACCACATGTTGTGCTATAGTTGTATCAATCATTTGAGGAGGAAATTGAATTATGGAAAATGCAGAGTTGAAATTATCGCTGATTCGTGATATAATGAAATTGACTGACAAACAACTCGAATACATACTTAACAACTTAAAAGGAGAAAACGACAATGCCGTCTCTCGCTGAATATTTTGTCTATGCGTCTTTGACTTTTGGTGTTTTAGGCGTTTTGTTTCTCGCGCTTGTAACCGTAGCCACCATGGCAAGCGATGTTTGCAATGGTTTCAACTTTTGGCGTGCGCTTGTCAATCTTTATCTTTTTCTTTGGCTGATCGTGTACCCGATTGGATGTGTAATTTCATGGATTACTTGCACATGACAGATTCACCTATAATCGGTAACAACTGATTCAACGCCTCGGTTTTTTCTGCTTCGTTCACCGGCGTAGGTTTTTCCATTGCCGCTATTGCGGCCATCGTAGCGCGGTTTATCTCCGTGTCGTATCCTATGGCAGCCCGCAGCATCAGTGATGCGTAGACAATTTCCTGCGTTGCCTCGTTCTGATTATTCGCGCTGTGCGTTTTTGACAGCGCCTTATAGTAAAGGTCTGCTGCCTGACGCGCATAGTCAATCTGCTTATCTTTATAATACTTATTCCGTTCCCACCATGTCGGCAGGATGCCGGCTAAAATAGACAGTGCTAACGCCGCTGTTGCAATAACAAGGCTCCAGTCCATCATTCCGCCAACACTTTCGCTGCATCTAACATCTTTCTCAATGCATTCAGCTGATTTGTGCTCATAGCTAGAACCTCTTTTATTGTCTCAATTTGCAGCGGCGTGGCTTGCGCCAGCGCTTTTTCAATCTCGCCCTCGGCATCACTGCCGGGGGCGTTTTCTTTTTTATCCACAAGCAACTCTTCCGGCGCCACCTCAAAATAGTCAGCCACTTTAGCAACTGTCGCCGCTCTAGGTGCAACCCCTTTGCTCCATCTCGTCACAACCGAACGCTGAAAGCCCATTTCTTCCGCTGCTGCGGAAGGTGAAACGCCTTTTTGATTGCATAGCTTTACAAAATTAGTATAAAACACAAAAACCTCCGCCCTGGTTTTGTGCAGTGTGCTAAAAAGCAACAAAAGCAACAAAACCTATTGACTGTTGCTTTTGTATACGCTATAATGGTCGCATAAGGTAAACAAACGCAACAAACTAATAAGCCCCGGTAGCTATTCCGCTACCCGCGCTTCGCTTACTTGTATCTCGCAATTACAATATAGCACGGTTTGTAAACATTTGCAACACCTTATTTAGATTTTATACGCAAGGAGGTGTAATGTTCATGCCAGAGCCCTGGACTGGTCGCCTAATTGGGAAAATGCATAACAACGGCATCACGTATGAAATGTTAGCTGATAAAGTTGGGTTTAAAAAGGCTTATGTCTGTGCGATTCTTAATAGCCGCCGCAAGCCACCCAACATTCAGCAGCGCTTCGAGCAAGCTGTCGCCGAAATCATCGCAGAACGAAAGGAGTAACCCACCATGCCCCGCGAAAAGCCACTCTACCGTGACACCCTTGTCACCGTCCGTGCCCGTGCTGCCGAGCTTTACCCCGGTGAGATGCTTTTCGGCCCTGGAAAGGTCGCAAAGATTCTTGGCCGCTCCCGCGGCTGGGTCTGGATGCACTATGGCAGCATCCGCAATTTGACCTGTGAACAAATCGCAAGCCTTATAAGCTGACTGACCGCAACGGCTTTGCCCCGCAGCGCGTGGCACGGCACAGCGAGGGCTAAGTAAAGTTCCGCATAGAACAGCAAAGGCATAGCGCAGAACAGCTTCTCAAGGAAAAGGCAACGTTGTGTTGTGCAAAGATACGCAGTGGCTACGCATACCATGGAATGGATCGGCCAAGCGACGGCAAGGCGCCGCTGTGAACCGAGCTGCAAAGCAACGGCATTGTAGTGTGAAGCGCAGCCTATCCCCGCATCAGCATAGCTCGGAATAGCTGCGCAAGGCAGAGGCAAAGCCCTGCACAGATACGCAACGGCAAAGCATTTCCCGGTATGGTTCAGCCAAGCAACGGCATTGCTTCGTTCAGCTTTGGAATGGCGCGGCACGGCATTGGCCCCGAAAAGCAACCGATTTTATTTAAAAAGGAGACAACCACCATGAAAGTAAAAATCACCATTTTGGAAGAAGTTCTCGGTTCTTCCCCCAGCAATGAAGAACTTCTCGCAACTTACATTGCCAGCAAGGCCCCCACCGGCGACCTCACCGCCGAAGAAGTGGACAACATCAAGGCCCAGAACGCCGAAGACCGCGTCACCGTTTTTCCCAAAACCGCCGACGGCACGCCGTTCCTGTATGACTATCAGGTAAAGGGCATGTTCAAGGACAGCTGCAAAATGCTTGCCAAAGCTGGCAAGGCTGGCTATGCAGGCGGCAAGGCTTGCGCAGCCATCAAGGCATACAAACAGGCAATTGATGGCTTGATTTTCGTTACCCCGCGCGAGATTCCCTACGACCTGCACGGCATGAAGGTTGATTTCTGCGAGCGCCCCCTGCGGGCGCAAACTCCGATGGGCGAACGTGTCAGCATCGCAAAGTCGGAGAGCGTTCCCGCAGGTGCAACAGCAGAATTTGAAATCGAATGTCTTGACCCTAAGCTTGAGGATATGGTTCGTGAGTGCCTCGACTACGGCACAAAGCGCGGCCTTGGGCAGTGGAGAAACAGCGGCAAGGGCCGCTTTGAATGGGAGGAAATCAAAGAATGATGACCAAAACAAAAACGCCGCCCCGGTGCACCACCACCGGAACGGCAAAAAAACAGAGCATCGCAAAAAGCTCTAACTGTATTGTATCACTGAAACGCGCTGCCGTCAAGCTGGCAATCACCGCAGATTTGGTGCTGCTGCTGGCTGCGCTCGGTTCTCTCAACATCCCCGCCACCCTCGCCGCCCTGCTGGCGCTGAATCTGCTGTGTGGACTGTATTTCAAGGAGGCATCCAGCCATGAAGAAATTTGAACTTACCGCCGAATTTGTAACGAACGTTTTCGGGAAGAAGCTGTTCCGTATTAAGGCTCTCGTCGCTTTTGGCAACGTCAAGAAGGGAGAACTCGGCGGATTTATTGAGAAGGAAGATAACCTCTCCCACTCCGGCAATGCGTGGGTCTCCGGCGATGCGCAGGTCTACGGCAATGCGTGGGTCTACGGCAATGCGCGGGTCTACGGCAATGCGCAGGTCTCCGGCAATGCGCAGGTCTACGGCAATGCGCAGGTCTACGGCAATGCGCAGGTCTCCGGCAATGCGCTGGTCTCCGGCGATGCGCGGGTCTCCGGCGATGCGCGGGTCTACGGCAATGCGCGGGTCTACGGCGATGCGCGGGTCTCCGGCGATGCGCGGGTCTACGGCAATGCGGACTACGCTGTCGTTACAGGCTTCGGCCGATATTTCCGCGCGACAACATTTTTCCGCTGCAAGGATAAAATTATCCGCGTACAGTGCGGTTGCTTTTATGGTGATTTTGCGCAGTTCCGTGAGATCGTCAAGAAAACCCACGGCGACAGCAAATACGCTAAAGAGTACCTCGCAATCGCCGACTTGATGGAGCTGCATTTTTCTGATGAAGAAGAAAATCAGGAGGCAGCCAAATGACCAGCTTCTGGGGGCATCAAGATAACCCCTTCCCGCCTGCCGAACCACGCCGCCCCCGCTGCCCTGTCTGCGGCGAAGAATGCGAAACTATCCACTTTATCCCTGCAAAATTCGGAACGGAAATCATCGGCTGTGATATGTGCTATAACCCCGGCGACTTCCCCGGTGAGGATGTCCAAGAGGACGACCAATGGGAAGATTGTCGCTGTATGGAGGACTACTAAAATGACCATTGACGACATCAGCGCCCTGAAACAGGCGCACGCACTTTTGAAGGGCCGGCATCTTGCCGAGTTCATCCCCACCGGAAAGGGCATCAGCGCTTGCTATTTTAACGCCGTGCAGGCGGCCCGCCGCATCTATTCCGAGAACATCGGCGCATTTGTACCGCTTTTCGCAAAACATGAATACGGCCTGAACAGCACCTATTTTCTTGCAGACGGAATTCCGGTCTACTACTATGACCTAAAAACCCGCAAGCCGGACACGGCCCTGCCGCCCGCCAGCTGCTACCGCATCCATCTCACCACCCCCGACCCGGAAGGAGAAGCAATCTAATGGATAAAGAAATCAAACGTCCCCGCGCTCTTACGGCAGCAGATGTAGAGTGCCGCGTTGCCACCTGTAAAGCTAGTGGCGTGTCTCTTCTGCTTTATAAAACCGCCCGCTGCGATATGCAAATTCTGGATGAAACATACGGCCCTATGAACTGGCAGCGCCACCATTCCCGCGACAATGCAAACTGCACCATTGCTGTCTGGGACGATGACAAAAAGCAGTGGGTAGAAAAAGAGGACACTGGCACCGAATCTAACACCGAAGCCGAAAAGGGCCTTGCGTCTGACAGCTTCAAGCGTGCCGGGTTTAACTGGGGAATCGGGCGAGAGCTGTATACAGCTCCCTTTATCTGGATTTCTGCCGCCAACGCCGATGTGGTCGATTCTGGCCGTAAAGATAAATGGTGCAAACCGATTTATCAATGCAACACCCGCTTTTCCGTCACAGCTATGGATGTTAAGGGTGGCCGCATTACGGCGCTTACCATCGCCGCAAACGGAAAGACCGTATACAAAATGGGTAACGTCGAGCCCCAGCGCGACACCAACGCAGCCGCCGCCCGCCTTGCCGCCCGCGCCGAGTGCCAGCGCGCTGTCAAAGCCTACTGCCAGAAGAACAACGCCGATGAAAATGACGCGTGGAAACTCATCGCAGAAACCATCGGCAAGCCCTCTAAGGACTTCACGGCAGAGGACTGGAAGCAGGGCCAGCAGATTGCAGAGGCGTGGAAATGAAGCAGCAAATTGCCATCAAGACAGCCGTTGTTATCGGCAACACAATTACGCTGGAATGTTCCCCCAGCGACTGTGATAAAGCCCGCGCCGTTATTGACGAGGGCAAGCCCCTTGCCGCCGTCATCGGCACGGCTACGCAAAAGCGCAGCCTCTCGGCCAACGCTTACGCATGGGCGCTCATGAACCAGCTTGCCGCCAAAATCAACCGCCCTGTACTGGACATCTACCGCGATTTGATCCGCGACATAGGCGGCAGCTCCGCCCTTGTCACCCTCCGCGCCGATGCTGCAAGGGCATTCAAAAACGGTTGGGAGAGCAAGGGCGAGGGCTGGCAGGTCCACAAGCTCGATGAAATGACTACACCGCAGGGCACTTTCTACAACCTGCAATGCTGGTACGGCTCGTCTGTGTTTGATACATCCCAGATGCACCGCCTCATTGAACTGATCGTGCAGGAATGCCAGCAGCAGGGCATCCCCACCATGACCCCGGAAGAAATTTCAAAGTTAAAAGGACTGACAGACGATGCAGACCCGCAATGAATACGGAGTCCAGCTGGACAAGAACGGCTACGCGCCGTCGCTGTTCGTGCATGAATCGTTCCTCTGTTATCACTGCCACCGCTTTGGAGACACCGCCCGGCATGAAATCTACGGCGGAAGCCGCCGCAAGGCCAGCAAGGCACTGGGCCTCTGGATTAACGTCTGCCCCGCCTGCCACGCCGCCATTCATTCAAGCGGCGACCTGCAAGACCACTACCACAAACAAGGCCAACTGCTTGCAGAAGCCTACTACCATTGGGATCACGACGACTTTCGCCGCCGCTTCTATATTAACTACTTGGAGGACTAATTCATGAAAGCCCCATCTTGGGAAGAGGCTGAGCTTACAAATCTAAAGAAGTATTATAGCTCGTACACAAATGAAGAACTTGTCAAGATGTTCCCGAACCGCACTCTCCTTGGCATTTGCAAAAAAGCCAGAAAAATAGGTTTAAAACGTTCTGCACATTCCATTAGCGCCAATCGTTCTGCTGGTCAACGTAAAAGGGATTTTAACCACGCCCCGAGATACACAGCAAAAGGCTACAAGATTATTTATGCCCCGGATTTTCACCGCGCTGACAAAAATGGGATGGTACTCGAACACATTTATATCTTTGAAAAGGAAACCGGGGTTGAAATTCCAAAAGGCTATTGCATCCATCACATTAATGGCAAAAAGGACGATAACCGAATCGAGAATTTGTGTATGCTGTCTACGTCTGCGCACACAATTCTTCACAACTCCGGTAAAAAATTCTCTGACGAAAGAAAAAGTAAGATTTCAAAGGCTGCTAAAGAGCGTTTGAAAACAAGGTTAAATCACCCGCGTTACAAAAGCGTTGATTTATCAGAGATTGACAATCTTATAAAATCTGGAGTTACCGTAACTGAGGCATGCAAAATGGCCGGCATCGATAAAACCACATATTATCACAAAAAGAAGGTAGAAATTTATGCTTAATGTTGTTGCTATCATCGGAAGACTCGCCGCATCGCCGGAGCTTAAAACCACAAATAGCGGTAAATCCGTCTGTTCTTTTCGCATCGCCAACGATTCCGGCTATAAGGATGCCAGCGGCCAGAGCCAGACAAATTGGCTCGATGTCACCACCTGGGGCAAGACAGCCGAGTTTGTCTGCAAATACTTCCCCAAAGGCTCCCTCATTGCCATTGATGGTCGCTTGCAGAGCCGCAGCTATCAGGACAAGAACGGCCAGAACCGCACAGCCGTTGAAATCGTGGCCCAGAACGTGAGCTTCTGCGGCAGTAAGGAAAGTACCAGCCCCGCCCCGCAGAACGCCGCACAGCGCCCCGCAGCCCCCTCACAGCGCACGCAGGGTGAACCTGATGCAGACTATGCCCTTATTGAGGATGACGGCGTTCTGCCGTTCTGAGGTATTGCCATGAATGACGAGAAAGAAAAGAAAGAACGCATCCCATCACAGATAGACCAGATTCTGGCCGTGCTGGAATCCGGCGGCACACTTACCGCGCTGGACGCGCTCGAGGACTTCGGATGCAGTCGCCTTGCTTCCCGCATCACCGACCTAAAACGGAAAGGCTACCCGGTAGCCTCCCGCATGGTGCAGCGCCGCAACCGTTACGGCAGACTGTGCCGCGTCGCAGAATATTACTTGGAGCGTTGAAAAATGGCTAACGAGGGTTACATAAAGCTGTACCGCCGCATGATGAAGTGGGGCTGGTATACCGATACCCCCACAAAATGCGTGTTTCTGCACTTGCTGTTTCTTGCTTGCTATGAGCCGTGCTACTACAAAGGCGTCCAACTAGAACCCGGTCAGGCCGTTTCCTCTATTCGTCAAATTTCAACAGATACTGGTATAAGTGTTCAATCCGTTCGTACCGCTATAAACCACCTAAAATCAACACAGGAAATAACACAGTGCGAACATGGGAAATTCAGCGTATTTACGGTAAATAATTACAGTGACTACCAATGCGCTAACACAGAAACTAACAAGCAGGTAACACAGAACCAACACAGTGCTAACACAGACCCTTATATAAAGAAGAATAAAGAAGTTAAGAATACCCCCTATAATCCCCCACAGGGGGACGAGGGTGTGCCCGTTTCAAAGCGGTTTGTTCCCCCTACGCCTGAAGAAGTCAACGCTTATTGTCAGGAACGCCATAACGGCATTGATGGCAGCGAATTCTGCGACTTCTACACAAGCAAGGGTTGGAAGGTAGGCAAGAGCCCAATGAAAGACTGGAAAGCCGCAGTGCGCACCTGGGAGCGTAGCCGCAAGCAGACGGCCCCGCCGGAAAGGAAGTGGATCGATTGAACCCGACACCGGAACAATGCATTATCGGCGCAATGGTCTACGCGCCGGACAGCATCCTCTACTGCATCGACCACCTAAGCGAAAGCGATTTTGCGGACGGTGCCTGCGCCGCCACATTTGCCGAGATCAAATCAATGTACACAACGCGCGGGTACTTCGCACAGGATGACTATGTGCTCATGAAGAACCGCGATACCGCCGCAGTATGCGCTGCATCACTTCCCTCTATCAGCGGTTACCGCAAATTCGTTGCCGCTGTCAAGGATGCCTCTCAGCGCCGCAGAGCCGCCCGAATTGGCCTTCAAATTGCAGAAGCCGGAAAAAGCGTCGATGACATGCGCGGGCTGTCAGCGGCCCTCTCTGACGTCCTCACAGAGGACAGCGTCGATAGCCGCTGCATGACCGTTGCAGAGGTCGCAGGCAAGTGGCTCATGGAGCAAAACGACAAGACAGACCGCAGCATCAAGACAGGCCTCAGCGCGCTGGATAGGCGCTGCTCTATCCGCCCCGGGCAGATGGTCGTTGTCGGCGGCAGACCCAGTGCAGGAAAGACCGCGCTCGGTTTGCAGATGGCATTGCAATTTGCCAAGGACGGCAAAAAGGTCTGCTTCTTCTCCTATGAGACAGACCAGGTCGGCTTGTTTGATAAGCTCATTTCCTGCTTTGCCCTTATCCCAATGGAGGAGATCGTCTTTAAGCGCCGTGCCCCACAGGATGAAGAATACGCCAAGGCGTGCGCAACTATCAGCAGCCTGCCGCTATGGCTCATCAATGCAGGCGGTCAAAATGTCGCATGGGTATCGGCTACCGCAGCAGCCAAACAGGCAGATGTCATCATCGTGGACTATTTGCAGTTGATTCCCGGCAGGGGCAACAGCCGGTATGAGGTTGTCACAAACATTTCAATGCAGCTGCACACCCTAGCCCAGACAACAGGACGCCTTGTCGTGGCGCTTGCCCAGATAAACCGCGGCGGCGTGGACGCACCGAAGGTGCAGGACCTCAAAGAATCCGGCCAGATAGAGCAGGACGCAGATACAATCATCCTTTTGGGCAAAGGCGAAACTGAATACTATTTTTCCATTGCCAAGAATAAACGCGGCATTACAGGCGATTTGCACATCGCCTTTGACGGAAACTACCAACGATTTATGGAGATGACGGACTATGACTGATAAAGATTTTCTGTTCAAGATTGCGTTTGCAGAGCTGGCCTATGCAACCAACCTGCGCAGCGCCGCTAAAGAGAAACTTGAAAAGGCCGCAGATATTATGGACAGCGCACAGAAGCACCTGCAAGAGGCCCTGCACGCCGATGAAGTATGAAATCATCACCTACTCCCGCTCTACCGGCGACATCACCCACTCCAAGCGCCTGTATTCCACATGTTGGAACGCCGAAGCCGATCTGCGCACAGCAGGTTACCCCCAAAATCCCCGCCTGCTGGACATTTGGTACAGCGAGAAATATTACGCGAAAGTAAAGGAGATTGTACCGTGATTCAAAAATACATCATCTTCCTGCCCCCTATTACCAAGAAGAACTCCCAGCAAATCCTTACCAACCACCGCACCGGCAAACCGTTCATCGCCCCCAGCAGGCAGTATAAGAAGTACGAACAGGTAGCTATGTGGTATCTCACCCCAAAGCCGAAAGCCCCGCTGTCAGGCCGCTACCGCGTCGCCACGGTGTTCTATATGCCAACCCGCCGCAAAGTAGACCTAACGAACTTGATGGAGGCCGCCCATGACACGCTTGTAGCCGCCAAAATCCTTGCAGACGACAATAACACCATCATTGCCAGCGTGGACGGCTCCCGCGTGCTGTACGACAAATCCAACCCACGCACCGAAATTTTTATTGAAGAATTGGAGGATGAAGTAGATGACAACTGAACGTAAATGCCCTGACTGCGGCTGCTGCTGCGACTATAGCAGTCCATGCTGCAATCTGAAAGGCGGTAACGCAGACCATCCGGGCGGCTGTAAAAAGATTACATCCGGGAATCTGTACATAAGCTCTACAATCGGGACTCCCGCCGTATTGGAACAGTTGGCAGAAGAAAGCGCAGAGCTTGCGCAGGCAGCCTTGAAATTTGCCCGTAAGCTCCGCGATGAGAATCCGACGCCAAAATCGGAAGAAGAATGCTTACAGGATTTGCTTGAAGAACTGGCAGACGTAAAGCTCTGTATGGAGGTTTTTGAAGAAAAAAACTACTACCCAGATGAAATCGAGCAAATCATGCAGCAAAAGCGCAAACACTGGGAAAGCCGTATTTCGGAAAGCAAGGAAGTGTAACCCATGAAAGCCAGACTTCATCCCACCCCGGCAATGCAAAAAGCTATAGACGCTTATGCAGAATCTAAAATTCAGGGTATCCAGAGCCGTGCGCAGGAGGCTGTCATGAAAGAACGCGACGACATTGCTACCCGCGCCACCTATTTGTGTCTGCTAGCGTGCTATCAGGTCGGTCTTTCTCCCCGCACCCTGAAACGGATTCAGGATGCGATGACCGGTCCGGTAGCCGACAAATACAATGAGTACCGCAATGACCAGCTTGCCGACCTCTGGGCGCAGGTAACGTTGCAAAGCATCGGAATTGAAGCACCCCAAACAAAGGAGCCGCTATGACCAAAACAAAATTCTGCAAGACCTGCGGGAAAATTATGTGGGATGTACAGCCCACAAAGCGCTATTGCGATGCCTGAATCCGCAAGCGCAATATCAAAAGCGCGCAGGCATCTTACCAGCGCCGCAGGGATGCCGGTGTTTTGAAAAAAGGCAAGAAACCCGCCGCGCATCCCTGCCTGAAGAAAACCATGAAACCAATTGAGCAATGCGTCCGCGAAGCCGCCGCCCTGGGCCTGACCTATGGGCAGTATGTAGCCCGCGGGTATGACAAAATCACATGGGATGAAATTTTGAGATTGGAGGAATTGTGATGGACGCAGTTAAATTTTTCGAGACGGCAAAAAGATTATGCAAAGATCAAGGCTGTGTGAAATGTCCTGCTTGTAAAGATGGCGTGTGCATGGTCATGCGCATGATTAGGCTCGACGACAATCAAGGTGAAAGCATTGAAGAAACGATTTCAAAAGTCGAGCAATGGGCAAAAGACCACCCCATCAAGACCCGCCAGAGCGAGTTTTTGGAGTCCTTTCCGAATGCGTATTTAGGAACCATCACTCGTTTGTTGCCTTGCGAATTAGACAAAACCTTGAAACCATTGCGATGCGCTAAGTACGGTTATTTGAGTATCACTTGCCGTTGTGATAGGTGCCGTGATGACTACTGGAATGAGGAGGTATCAGAATGACACAACTTCAAGAAGCAATCCGCAATAAAATCACGACATACAGCGAGGATGAATAAATGGCAATCAGTAAAAAGACCCGCGTTGCGGTGTACAAAAAATTTGACGGCCATTGCGCTTACTGTGGCCACCACATTGCCTACAATGATATGCAGGTAGACCACTTCAAGCCGCAGAGGGCGTGGAACCCAGAGGATTCCGGCACAGATGACATTGAAAACCTTATGCCGTCCTGCCGTATGTGCAACCATTACAAACGCGCCCACGACCTTGAAACATTCAGACGATACATTGCAGAGATTCCGCGAAAACTGCAAGAGAACTACATTTACAAGATCGGCATCGCTTACGGCAATGTGCTGGAAAATCCGAAAGCGATCAAATTCTATTTTGAGAAAGTGAGAGATAACCATGCGAGTGATTGATGCAGATAAATTAAAGAAACGCGCCGTGAAGGTGTGTTTTCCAGACACACCGGAATGCGGCGAGTTTGACGCTGTCGGAGTTTCCGACATTGACATTATGCCAACCGTAGACCCCGAATCCCTGCGGCCTACGGCAAAGTGGAGCCTTGGAAGAATAGAAGATCACATTGTCATGAATTTTATATGCGGCAACTGTGGTAAACGATCAGAATTGAATTATAAGTATTGCCCGGAGTGTGGCGCGAGAATGATAAAAAATGATAAAGGATGGTGAACACAGATGAAAAGCATTGTACTTGATGGAGATAAGATTGCTGAAGCGATCCAAAAGGCAAAAGATAAAATGATAAATGGAGAATATGACAACAATGATTTGATTTTGCGCGGCGATGCTTTAAAAGCAATCAGACAGCGGTGCATTGGCGAACATTTGCCTTTTAAATCAAACACGCCAGTTGGAGCACGGGTTCTTGATGCTCTTGCTGCTGTATATCAGGTTAAACCATATAAAGACGTTTGCGGCAAATGGATAAGCGTTAAAGACAGACTGCCTAAGCCTTATACTGCACTTATGTTTTTCGGAAAATTCAGCCCAATGATTGGGTACAGTTCTTACGTTGGCTGTTACGATGGTAAAAAATGGCGTTCCGATGTGGGAGAAACAAAAAACGTCACCCATTGGATGCCGCTCCCCGAACCCCCGGAGGTGACCCCATGACCATTATCCTTATTATCGCCGCCATCTGTGTTTACGACCTGTGCGGCCTGCTCGCCGTCCTGTACATCAACCACACAGACCGAATGGACACCGTAGACGGCGCAGACAACGTTATTGTCCTTATTTTCTGGCCGCTGCTGGTCGTAACCCGCATCGGCATTGCATGTTATAGAATCATAAGGAGGCTTCTAAAATGACTCCTACCCCAGCAGGCAACACCCAGCGTCAAAAATGGATGGAAAAATACACCGCCTATCAGAAAGCCTTCATCGAGGCCCGCGATAAATTCTATGAATCCGACGCCGCCATGTCGGCTCACCCTGCCGATGGTATGCCAAAAGGCAACACCCGCTCTGACCCGGTGGCCCGCCTGACAGAACGGCACGATAAAGCCTATGCCCGGTACTGCCGTGCCCGCGCCGAGATGAACACAGCCTATTTCAAGCGGCACGAAGCTATGAAACCCCTCAACTCCGACCAGCAATCTGTCCTGATTGCCATTTACTTTGAGGGCAAATCACGCCGCGATACAGCAAAAGAACTGAACCGTTCCGATTTCTGGGTACGCGCCCAGGAACGCACCGGCCTGTTTCTCTTAGAGCTTCCTTCCGGATGGGAGCTTGATATTCTCCCATGACACAGCAAAGCCCGCAACTGTCGAGTGATCCTCGTCAGCTGCGGGCTGATTTTTTATTCCTGCACTGCCGCAATATTGTGGTAATACCGACCGGCCTTATCTTCCGGCGCGTCCTTGTCCTCCAAAAACGCCGCCGCAAGGTCTGCGTAAAACTCCGGCCTGTCCACGCTGTTCTTGCGTGCCGCCTTGCAGTAGTCGCTGTACATCATGTTCATCACAGCGGCCCACTTCCAAAGCTCGCAGGTCACACCACGCGGCTCCATATAGGGCCGCGTCTGTTCCAAATCCCAGTGTGCCCCATAACTGCCGTCCTCGTTCTTCATGTTGTACATCCAGCTCATGGCATCTTCTTTGGTAAGCTCTTCGTCCCCGCTGCCGCTGCACTTAGCGCACTCTTTAACATGCTCCCAGCATTCCAGCATCGAGGTCAACACCGCCACGCTACGCTCATTCACAGGGTAATGCTCAATGAACTCGTCTATCTCGCGCTCCAGCTTTACCTTGTAGTCTTTGATCTTCTCCATTGTGTGCACCTCATGCCAGCTTCACAACGCTGGCGCAGACGTGGGTCACGGTTCCGGCCACGCCGCTCAGCACGGCGCTGATCGTCGGCGTGCTGCCGCAGCATACAGGGATGTACACGACAGTTTCTGCATGGAAAGTGGAAACCTCGTTCGCGGCCACCGTCGCGCTTGCCGTCATGCAGGGCAGCGCAGCGGTATCCTTCATACCTTGCAGCACTTCCGTTCCGGCAGCGCCCGCCGTAAACGTCACGTCATAGCTGATGCGGTATAACCCGCTGTGTCGGATGATAAATCCGCCCGCGTTCGTATCGATGCTGCACCCGGTATCTGTGTTCAGGATGCCCAGTACATTGACGGGCGTTGCGGTAGCGGCCATCGTCTGTGCCGTGTTGTTGTAGGCGTTCTGTGCGCTCTTGAAATGGGGATTTTTCAGCCTTTCATTGCAAGCCATAAAACTATACTCCTTTCCTCAAAAAAGCCCGCACAGCGCTTGCCGTGCGGGCTGACGCTGTTACAGCGATTATGCGCAGCCGCCGTAGCCACAGAACGGGCTAGGGCCTGCCGTGTAGGTGTAGCCGTTAGGGTAACGCACCACGCCGTACATGCGGTTGTCCATCTGCAAGGCGTTCACCTTGTCGCGCAGCTGCTGAATCTCGTTGGCCTGCATCAGCGCACGGGTCTGCTCGCCTTCGGCGTGGATTGCATTCGTGATGTCGCAGGTCTGGCGGTCCATCTGTGCGGACAGGTTGGCCGTCGCAAGCCGGTTCTCGCAGCAGCAACTTGCAATCTGCTGCTGGATATTGTTGCCGGTCTGCATTACGGTCTGGTTCAGATTGCTCTGGCCCAGCGCCACTTCCTTGCCAAGCTGACCAATGCCGCCCTGCATCTCGAAGCCGAGATTGCAGACGCCGTTGCCCAGATTGGTCAAACGGTCGTTGAGCTGTCCAAACTGCTGGCCAAACAAGATTTCCTGCTGGCTGGCAGCGGTGGCATACTGGCCAAACTCGCCCTGTCGGTTGCCCCAGAAGCCGCCGCCCATGAAGCAGAACAGGAACAAAATCACGATCCACCATGCGCCGTTTCCGCCGAAGCCGTTGCCGTCACCGGTTGCCGCGCGCAGGTCACTCAAAGAGTACCCATTGTCCATAGTATCCAATCCTTTCGTAAGATTTGTATTTATAAACCGTGTCGACCCGGCTTATATCAGTAAAATATACCCTTGAACTGTTCCGCCTGCTGTTTCAGCTGCTCAAACTGCTGCTGGCTCATTTTCCCATCAGCAAGCATCTGCTCCACGATTTTCTGCGGGTCTTTCCCCTGCATCTGCTGTTTGAACTGCATAAACTGCTGCACCACGTTCATCGGGCTATTTGGCATTGCGCTTTTCCCCATTGCCTGTAGAATCGGATTTGTCATTGAGCATCTCCTCCAATCGTTTCACACGGTTTTCCAGGCTGTTCACGTCCACCGGCGGTGCGGCCTGGTACGGGGTAATGGTGTAGGGTGTCAAAGTGGGATACCCTGCCCCATCTGTTGTTTTCAGCCACACCAGCGGCGCGGTCTCGTCCAGCAGCAGTGCGCTGGAATTCGGTGCCATCCCAAACGCCTTTGCGCCGTTCTCACCGCTCACCTTCGTGATGCTGCACGGCTGTAACGCCTGCTGCATCGTCTGCCCATAGGGGTTGCTGTAGGGGGTCTGTATACCATAGTTATTCCAGTACATCCCGCTCACCTCGTCTTTCTGGTTTCATTGTACTACAATCCATCCCGCGCCGTAGGACACCTCCGCGCCGCATTTGCGCCATCTTTACGCAAAAAAAAGCGGGCAGCCACTCAAAAAGTGACTGCCCGCTATACTTTTGCCTTCCCCCGTGGGGAAAGGTGCCGCCGCAGCGGCGGATGAGGGGCGACCTTGCCTGTACCGCCCTATCACCGCATCTTATTCTTAATGCTTCTCACATGCCGGTTTACCGTCCTCTCACAGCAGTTCAACTCGGCTGCGATCTCGGCATTGCGCCGTCCGTGCCGCCGCATATCCAACACTTCCCGCTCATCGTCCGTCAGGCTGAATACAAGCTCGTCATACTCCGCCCGGTTCATGCAAAAATCAAACTTCATACAGCACCTCAAAACGGGTTTTTCTTGCCCCACTGCTTGTTGGTTTTCGCCAGATACGCGCGCCGCATCTCGTTCGTCAGGTCCATTTCCTTCAAACGCGCTACAGCTTCGGCCTTATCGGCTTTGCCGTTGCCGTTCGTGTCGGGGATGGTAGCGCGGTAGTTTACCCAGTCGCGCAGCGCATCTGCGCCGTAGCTCTGGTAAATCTCTGCACCGGCCTTGTCTGCATACGTGCCGCCCTTTTCCGGGTACTTACCGTTCTTGTCCTTCTTGTAGTACGCTGCCAGATACGCCCTTGCAAAGTCGTCTCCGCTCAGGCCGTATTTCTGCATACCGTAACCGACTGTAAACTTGTCCGGTGTCTGGTCATCGTCCAGCGTCTTTGCCACAGTACTGTAAGCCTGCATGTAGGCGGTAACCGCCTTGTCTCCGGCAAGGTTGCTGATGTTGCGCACGGTACTGCCCTTGTCAGTGCTGTTCACAAAGTTGCTTACTGCATCATCACCGAACTGCGAATAGAGCGTATTCCACTTCTCCACGGTGTTCAGTGTCGCATCATCGTTGCCGCTCGTCTCCCGCTTTTCATCGCGCACAAGGTCAGTGGCGTTCTTCATCAGCACATACTGGCTGAACCCTTCCGCGCCGCCGTCCCGGTATGCCTCGTACTCCTTCGCGTTCACACCGCTTACACCATCGCCAACAGCGGCCACGCCACCGGCGGTCTTGGCTACCGTGTAGGCATCCTGCACAAGCGCACTCTGCTGGTCTTCCGGCAGCTGCAAAAACATACTGTTCTGCCGCAGCTCGTCAATCAGGTCATAGGCTGCCTGACCGCTCGTCTTGGCATACTCGGTCTTTTCCTCCGGGGGCATGTAATACCCTTCGCCGTCCACCTTGATTTGGCTGCTTGCCTTCTCCGGCAAGACATGGCTGTCGTCCGTACTGCCGTACAGTTCTTGCAGATACTCGTCAACCGGGGTAATGTTTTCGGCGCTCACATAACCGGGGCTAAGCATGTTGTACGCACCGCGCAAGAACATCCCTTCCGCTGAATCGTCCGTCCCGTCAAGGCTCGCCTCTTCGCGGCCCCACTGGTCAATGTACGGCTCGTTGTTCATGCTCAAGCCGGGGATTTTATTCTCCATCTTGCGGATATTGTACCCAATATCCCGTTCTGTCTTTGTGTCGCCGCCGCCGTAGCTGCTGCGCCGGGTATCGTCCACCGTCCGTGCCACCTGTCCTAAGGCCGTAGGCACAAACTGGTTAGCAAAGCTGCCCAGTGCGCTTGTCGCAAGCGTTGCCAACTTGTCGTTGGAATCTGCATAGCTTACACTGTCCAGCGTGTCATTCAAGCCTTGCAGCATCGTGGTTTCCAGTACGGGCTGCGTGATTTGGCGCATCCTGTCTAGCGTTTGCGTCAAATTAAACTCTCCGCCGTCTTCCTGGTCTTTAGCGATCTGTGCACCAATCAGCAGCGGCACGCTCGACGGGCTCGCCCAGTCTAGCGTGTAAGTCCCTTTCCCTGGTATTTTTACGGCATAATTCTGGTCGCCCAGCATTTCACTGTAGTTGTCGGCGCGGTCATCTCCGCTCGCGCCGCCGGTCAGCATACCATTCTTGGCAAGCAGATAACCGGCCCCCAAAATTGCTGTGCCAGTTACGCCCTTTGCTGCAGCGTCCATTACCCGCGTTGCACCCTGACCGGTTGCCCCACGGTAGATCGCTTCTACTGCTCCGCCGACGGGGTTGTACTCCAATGCGTTCTTTGCAATGTTGATGGGCGTTTTCTTAAACGGCAAAATGCCTTCCGTAACCGCATAGGCAATCTGCCCGGCAGGGCCATGCCTCCGCGTATCGTTTGAGAAATTGCGGAACGCCGTGCTCAAAAAGTTGTCTTCGTGGAATGTAGCTTCCCGCGCATCTTCAAGCGCTTGCGCCGCAGCCTGCCGCAGTACAGACCGGCTGTGTTCATCCGTAGCGTCAAAAATGCTGCTGTCATACCCGCGCGCTTTTAAAAAGCTTGCCATGCTGTTGCCGAACGCGCTGCGCAAAAAGAAATTATCCTCTGCTTCCAGCGCGCCGCCGTTGATGTCGCTTAAACGCCCGATTGCTCGCCCAACAGGCGTGGTGTAGGTGTTTCGTGCGGCCTGCAGCCCGGTATCCATGTTCCAGCGGCCATCCTGATACAGTATGCTGTACATCTGGTTATCCGCGTAGTCTCTGGCGCGGTTTACCATTCGCCGTCCATCCGCAGTCAGCATTGTGCCGACAGCTTTTGTGCGTTCGTTCTGCGGCAAGGCAAGCTGCATCACGCCCGCAATATTGTCCTTTGCGCGCGTTACCGTGCCCATCATGACATTGCCCATCATGTTACGGATATGCGTACGGCTGTTGCCAAGCATGCACAGGTAACGGATGTTATTCAGTCTGTCTGCAAACCCACGCGCAGGCATATAGTTTGCCATGCGCCCGTAAACACTCATCTCAAGGTCGTAGCGTTCCCGGCTGTCCGGCATGTCCGAAATCCGGCGGAAAGTGTCAACGGCATAGTCTAAATCTTCCTGACTTAAATCGCCGATGCCAAGGGCCTGCCGTGCAAACGCACCGTAAATGTCTTCAACAGTGCCGCCTGCCTGCAGTCTGGCTGCGGCAGCTCTGGCCTGTTCCTCGTTGATGTTTACGTTGCGCGCGCGGCCCATGCGTTGAATTTGCTCGGCCATATAGTCCAGCTGGTCGCGCACATCATCACCGGTGTCCACGCCCTGACTATGCACAAAGGCCGTGAACTCATCATCCATCGGCCCATTCATCGTGTCGGCAACTTCCTGCGCTACATCGTGCAGCTGTTGACCCTGCCGCGTATTGGCGAAGCGGTCAACACTGTTCTGTGTGTACTGCTCAAACCGCCGGATTCCGCTGTATTCGTCAGGCTGCGCATATCGTCCGGAAACAAGCGCCTGTCCGGCCTTGCTCTGCCCGGCGCTTACGGCACGGTTGATATTCGCAATTTGGGCTTTCACTACATCGGCTTCCGCACTGCCTTCCGGGAGTTCTGCCAAACGCTGGCGCAGCTGTTCTGCCGCATGGCTGCCCGCATACACATCGGAGGCATCCCATTGCCCACTCTGGATTTTCCTGTTCAGCTCATCTGCCACTGTGCGCCCGGCTCCGGTCACGCTGCCGGTCTGCTGCACAAGTACATCAAAATCCTGCGATGCCGTGTCCCTGCCCTCTGCCCGGCTGTAAACAGTGTGCGTCTGCTCGCCAATGCCAAGCTCTGCAGCGGCCTTGTCGTCCATATCTCCGCGCATAACACGCTGGTTCGCGTAGTCCTGGTTCAGCACTTCATTGCGGTTATATTGCGTACTTTCCGCGCCAACAGCATGGGCAGGCACGCTCTCACTGCCGTTCAGCGGGTGGGCCGCAACGCTCTGTGCCATACTGTCCTGCAAGGAAGCGGCGGCATCCGCCGTGTCAGTGTCGCCAAACATCCTGTCGTAAACACGGCGGGTGTAGTCCGGCATATTGCTGTCAAAGCCCTGCACCTCAAGCCAGTCCGTAAAATCCTCGCTGCCAGCCTGCCGCCCGGTGGGGCCGTCCAAAATCATGTCACGGTAATAGTCTGCCGTCGCAGCCGCCTGGTCGGTATCCACCAAAGCTCCGCGGTTGCTGGCTGCTACAGCGGAAAGCAGGTCATCCACGCCGGAACCGCTCACACCGGTCCCCATGTCGGCAAGCTCCATCAGGGCAGTATCATACGGTAAACCACTCGTGGTAGAAAAATTTGTCCCGTTCTGGAAGTTGTACTGCTGGATGTTCTTCAAGCCGCTGGTATACAAAATATCCCCCGCCGCCTGCTCGTCCAGACGGATGGGGGTGCTTTTAAAGTAATCCCGCAGCGTTGCCGTCGCCTCGTCCACAGGCTCCGCAAAGCTGCTTTCCTTCACAATGCCGGTAGCAATGTCCTTTGCCTCGTCAGCCATGCTCTCGCGCGTCGCGCCGCTCTGTAGCTGGCCGTACAGGTCTTCAATGCGCCGGGTGTAAACGCTGCGTCTGTCCTTGCCGGTTATTGATTTTGCCCATTCAGCCACCGCTCCAGCGTCCGGCGCATCAGGGCCTTGTACTCCTCGTCCGTTGCCATCCGCGGTGCTACCAAGCCCTGCTGTACCAGTCTGTCCAGCAAGCCCGCTTCCAACTCCTCCGGGTTGCGGTTCATAGCCTGCGCCAGTGTCAGCGTTGAGGGAAACGTCTGCTCGAACGCCTGCTCCCAGGTTGTCATTCTGAACACCTCCATTTACTTCATTGTAGCCCGCGGCGCGCTGTGCGTCAATCGGCAAACTGTCCGTATTTTGCAGCGCAAGTTTGGCTTCATCGCCAATCTCCTGCTGGCGTTGCAACACGGCGCGGCGAAGCTGCTCAGCCTCTTTTTCCTGCGCACCGTTCAAGTTGACCTGTCCGCGCAGTTCATCCAGCGTATTCAATGCGCTGCGGTTTTCCGCAACAGGCGCGTTCATCTGCTGTATCTGCGCAGCAAGCCCGGTTGTGCCGTTGGCTTCCGGCTGCACAATGTTTCTTGCCGGTGCGGCGCTCTGCACATCCTGCACGGCATCGTCTGCTTGTTTCAAGACATCCTGTGCGGCATCCCCTGCCGTGCCTTTCAGCCTGTTGAACAACGCCCCGCCAATCTCCGGCAGCGCGTTCATCGCCACATTGGCTGCAATGTTCTTTGCAGTGTTGCCCGCGATCTCTCCGGCACTCTTGCCCTCGCTCACATCGTTCACAAGGCTCGGCAGAGTGTCCAGTGCAAGGTCTGCTGTCGTGTCGGTCAAAATGCGTCCCAGTGCATCACCGGCACCAGCGCCCAGTACATCCCCCAACACAGGGATTCTCTGCGCCTGCCCCACAACGGCATTGCCCGCCTTGCCCATCCTCTTCGCAAGCGGTGTGCCCGCCATGGCAGTGTTGAACAGGTCGTACTGCATTCCCTTGCCGACAAGCGTGCCTGCTGCCGCCGCCAGCGGGTCATAGCTCTTTGCACCCTCAATCGCATTGCTAAGCTTCGGCAGCTCGGCACCGGTCTCATTCGCAATGTCCGTCAGCTTATCCACACTCTTTGTCAAAAACGGCACACTGTCATACAACCCGGCTGTAAAGGCCTGCGCAGTCTGCCCGGCTCCGTTCATCTGCGCTTTTCCACGCAAAGCACTGTTCTGGTTCAGCTCGGCATTCATGGCAGCCGTCTTTTTTGCGTAGTCCTCTTGGCTCATACCCTCTTTGTTTGCGGCAGTCTCAAACACCCGCTTCAATCCGCTAAAGCCGGTGTTCTTCGTGCTTTTTTCGTACTGGTTTACCGCCGCCACTTCGGCGCTCGTCAGTTTGCGTCCCGGGGCAGCCAGCTCGGCGCGGTAACCAGCATCGCTCTGCAGCTTTCTAAGCGCAGCGGCAATATCTTCCTGCTGGCTCTTGTAGTCGTTGCGCTTGTCCTTTGCAGCCTGCGTCTCCGCCGCGCCGGGGGCACTTCCTGCGGCGGCGTAACTGCTGCCGATAACTTTCCCGCCCCGC